TACACACTTCAATAGTGTCTCCTTGATATGGTGTTGCTTCGAGTGTATCTTTTATGTTCTTTGCGAGACCACTAGTTCCTGTTATTGCTACTTTCATAATATTCCTTAATCAAATCGAATGACGGTTTTCCAAATAGTGAACCGTCTACACTACACTTGTTACATGGGGACACTGACCTGTTCCCCTTCATTAATCTTTTTCTAATCTTGTTCATGGGTTTACTAAACCAAACGTCATGCAGGGATTGTTGTAATAGATTTCCTACAACGTGTTCTTTACCCCAGTCGTTACTACAAAATAATACGTCACCATTCCAGTCAACAAACATTTTATAGAAAGGGTAGTGACATGGTTTACCTTTAAGACTAGTAATGTCTGACTCTTCAACTCCGACCCAGTCAATAACACCACTACGATTGTTTAATATCAATCCGTGTTTCTCGAAGTCACCCCAGTGCATTCTGTACTTGTAACTTTCTTCTCTAATTCTTGCATCAGCCATCATAGTGTCAAAGTGTTCCATTTGTTCCACTCCGTCATACAGATTAATGTAAAGTAAATCTAATCCCGAACGAAACAATCCTTGTGCATAATCTACAGTTAGTTTGTCACCGTTAGTGTTACACTCTAGTGTCGCTTCGGGTAAATGAAATCTAAATATTTTTACAATATCTCGGAACCAAGGATTGAGAAGATTCTCTCCAAAACCACTAAATGAAATCTTACCTCTGAAAGAATTCGTATTGAGTTCTTCTGCAATAAGTTCTGCACCTTTGACTGTCAAGTGTAAGTTTTGATTTGGGTAAACCTTGGGGTCATGTCGTGGACAAAACACACACGTCCTGTTACACAACTCTGTAGTGTTAATCTCTACAGTAAGAATAGAATCGAGAGGACTGTTACCAAGTTGTTTGTTCCAATGTTTCTTTTCCTGTTCTCTACGGTGTTCTAAGAAATCGTATTGGTCAACTGCAGTGATTGGAATGTTACGAGACATGGTCAACTCTTATATGTCGTTCTTCTTCTTGGGTTTCTTTTACAATACTATAGATTATTTCGTCACCTTCTTTGAAGTGTTCAAGTTGGTCTTTTGGAATGCATATGAATTGTGCATCGTCATCTGCATTAAGATTATTTGATTGGGGATTACCTCTAGGTTTATAAAGAAAACAATTAGCTTCTCCAAGAGTTCCTTCATATTCAAACGAACTAAGTTTTAAAGAAGTACCGTCATCAGAAATGTATAAGTTCCCACCATTATAGTGAGAACCTATTCTTGTTGTTAAGTCTTGGGGTAAGTCAAAACGAAGTACAGTGTCTTCTGTTCCGTCAAAGAAAACTCTATAGACGTATGATACTTCGTTTAAGTTTAGAGGTCTAACTACGGACTTAAAAGTACCCGCCGTCTCTCCTATCGTCATCACCATCTACAGTCTCCTCTGTAATAGATTCAAAGGATTCACCTGCAGTCAATTCTTCAATAAGAGAATTTGCCTGTGATTCAAAACTATCAATCATTAGGGGTTTAGTTAATTTACTATCCATTTCGAAACTGAGATTACCTGCAGAACTTAGAATTTCTTTCTTAGTCATTGCTTCTAAATCTGTACGATTAGGAATAACTACTTCTTCAAATTCTTCGTCATCTGTTTCTGCAACTAGGTCTTCATAGTCTTCTATGGTTTTAATATTATCTACAGATACGAGTACGTCATTCTCACCAACTGTTTCTGTTTCTGATGTTTCAACGTAGACTCCGTCTGCAAGATGTTCTTTAGTAATACTAGGTGCATTCCCACCAGTAATTAATGGTGCAGTAACATTTTGTGGTTGTGGCATACTTGCACTGATTGTAGAACTTGTTTCTGATTGAGGTGTATCTCTAGGTACGTCAGCAAATGGTTCATAGTTACCTGCATAGATATCTTTACCTTCTTCTTCTGCAGTGTCTTCATCGTCATACCCAATATCAAGAGTAGGGTTAGTCCAATCATTTTCAAACCTTTCCTCTTCCTCGATATCCGTCATTGCATCTATCTCTGCAACTTCCTGTACTTTTGAAACTTCGTCATAGAATGATTCAGTCTCTTCACCTGCAATTAATCCACCTGCAACTTGAGGTGGTACTGGTGTTTCATAATTTTTAAATGCTTCACTTGCAGCTTCAATTTCAGAATTGAATTGTTCATTTTCTGAAATCTTTTGAATAGGTTCTAACTCGTCTTGCATTACTTCGGAAACCGAAGGAGTCATGTCTTGTGCAGTCGTACCGTTCGCACCTGTTTCAACAGGGTTCATCATTCTTGCAAGTTTAAATGCACCAGTAGGATTTCCAGTAGAAACATTCTCTGTAGTTGGAGAACCGTTTGCATCGTATCCATGAATAATGTTATCCACTTCTGCTTGTTCTGTTGCACTTAGTGTGTCTGCAACCTGTCCGTCCTTAAGACCAACAACTCCGTCACCGTCTAAATCCATATTGATACCATGAGACTTAAGAACTGCTTCCATTTGTGCAAGTCTGTTCATAACCTTCTCATTTCTATCTTGAGTAGATTTTCTTAAAAGTCTTTCGTCTTCTATCTGAACATCTTTTTCGTCAAGGACTCTTTGTCTCTCTGCTTGTTGTTCTATAATCAAGTTCTGTTGAGCACGTTCCATATCCAATTGTGCAGACTTAACAGTTGTGTCATACTCAATAAGACCTTTACTAATTTCTTCACGAATAGAAATTATCGCATCAAGTTCTTCAACTTTAATGAGACCTTTCTGTAAAAGTATTTGTATAGACGAAAGAGCTGCTTGTGCAGTGTTTGGTTTGAGACCAACTTTAAAATCTTGAACTCGACTTTGAATTCTTTCAATTTCTGTAGGTTGATACTCTACTTGTGTCTGCTCAAAGGCAGAAGGTTTGACATGGTTTTCCATATTTAATTTATCCTCTCAAATCCATGGAGCGGTGTGCGACTATTTAAAATTTTTGACCTTTACTAAGAAAGACCTTGTTGTCTATGTCTAGTCTCGAACCACTACAAGTATTTATTAAATGTTAATTTCTGAAAACGCTTTTTTAGCGATTTCTTTAGTGATATTTTTAAACGGCCACTTACCGTCTTTTACTAGGTCAATCAACTCTGCTTCCTCTTTAGGAATACCTTCGAGTAGACCAATCCACATATGTTCTCTCTTAACCACTGGAATCTGTTCCGTGACAAAGTACTTGAATAACTTGTGTTCAAACCTTAGAGAAGTCTCTGTTAGGTCTGTTGCAGGTGCATCATTTTTTCCGTACGGGGTTTTCCCTTCGGGTAAAGTAGAATTAATGTTGACATCAAATGCCCACTGTAAAACTGGTTTAACTGCACCATTTCTAGTGTTGAATACCTGCAGTCCTTGAACTGCTAAGTCAGCACTTTCTTGTGCAACGATATTTGCTTGACATAATATTTCAAATACGTCTGCATTGCCCATTAACTCTTTTCTTTCGGTAATTAATTCCATTACTGGTTTATTGGGAGCACCTTTAGGTCTACCTCTCCCTCTTTTTTCTGTTGTCATAATGTAAAGTCCTCTACATGATTTAATAACTCATTCAACCTATGTACTCTAAGGTAGTCAAAGACCTTTCCCTTTACAGGTGCAGTGTTTGAATACTCTTCTAAGATAGTGTCCTCAATATTCTGAGGAATAAACTCAAGGTCGATTAGAGTTTGATTTCTTAAATAGTTACGATAGTATTTATCGTCCTTTTCAATGGTCATTCTGAGATAGGAATCTTTGATACCTTTTCTCAATGGGGTTTGTCTTATACCCTCTGCAAAACAATCATCGTTAGATAATATGTTTGGAATCCCATCTGATTTATCCCCAGTTAATATATGTTCTTTTAAAAACAAATCGGGGTTCTCACAATTAATTAATTTATTTAGGTTCGGAGACCATTGTTTTACATAATCATATTTATGCAATTGCTGAAAGTCTTTATCTCCACTTACAATCATGACTGGTTCTCTTGCGTGTTTAACAAGGATTGCAATGATATCATCTGCTTCACATTTCTCAACGTACATATATCTGTACGGGAAGTTATCTCTGATTTCTTCTTTAACAATCTGTAGTGTATCAAACAACTGCTTCCAATCTAAGTCTGATGCATCTCTTGTCTTCTTTCTGTTTGCTTTGTATAATGGATAGAAGTCCTTTCTCCATGTATGTGATGCATCTGTACAAAGAACTATCTCACCGTAATCGGGTGCATACTTCTTTTGATAATTCCTAACCGAGTTAAGAATCATATGTCGTAACATATCTTCCGATACCTCACCACCATTCATTTTGAGTTGAGCCATAAGCCCTGCAATTATAGTTTGCGTAAAATCTATTAGTACCATTATTTAATCACTTTTAATAATATTGTATTTTTGGTTATTATCTTGCTGGGTTCTTTTTCTTTAGTATTCAACTCGTCTAAGAAACCCGATGCAATTATATTACCACCTTGTACTATTCTACCAAGTTTCTTCCTATCTGTCAAGGTCTTTTCTCTCATTGAATCAATACCATTAATTGAAGTGTTAACTACATTCAAATGTCCAACGAACTCTGCAATCTTTCTTGTCTTGACATTGTAAGTAAACAATGACCTTGCACGAATGATATCTTCGGGATTAATCGAGGTTAGTTCTTTGTCTGATTCTAGGTATGGTAATTTTTTAACCTGTTGTGCAGGAGTCTTGATTCGTTTCCTGCGAACGGTTTTATTGTTTGCACAATAAGTGTCAACGTCTTTGTCTATTTGTTTTAGGAATTTGAGAAAGTTAGATTTCTCTTTCTTGGTGAAGTGACTGTATCCTTCTTCTAGTTGTTCGCATCCTTC